TTGTCTTTAATCCTCTACATAAACGGTTCGGTGGCTGATTTGTCGCCCAATACCGTGATAGCACAAACCCGGCAGGTAAACGACCTTAACAGCTTAGACGACCGCCAGGCAAGTTATACCAACAAGTTTAGCCTGCCCAAAATCGCTAACAACATGCGGATAATGAACTATCTTACCCTTACCGGAAACACCAGCAACATACCTTATCAAAAAAACGAATGCAGCCTGTACAGCGCTACAGGCGAATGCTTTGTATTCAACGGCTGGGCGGTGGTTACCGATGGTGGCGACAGCTATGACGTGGTTATTTACGATGGTATTATAGACCTGTACAAGGCCGTGGAAAACAAAAACCTTTCGGCACTGGGGCTAGACGATCTTACCCATAAAAAAACCTTTGCCGCCATAAAAGACTCCTGGGATACCAGCCTTGAAAACACTAATAAATACGCTTACATACTGGCCGACTACAATGGCGATAATACCGTAGCAAATCCGCCCGCAACGGGGCTAAGTGTAAATTTTGACTACCTGGTGCCGGCCGTTAAGGTAAGCTACCTTTGGGAGAAAATATTTGGCACTTACGGCTTTAGCTGGTCGGGCAGCGTGTTTAATTCGGATGACTTTAAAAACCTGTGGCTCACGTTTCCGAAAGGAGTGCCTAACCTTTCTGACCAAAACCCTGTGTTGTTTGATGCGACTCACGGCTGGTTTGTGCAGGGCCCTAACACCGTGCCACACCGCTGGCTGGGCGCGTTTGCCGATACCCGCCCTACCGACCCGGACCCAGACCCGAATGATATTATAAACGCCAACAGCCCCAGCTACATAAAAATTAACCAGGCAGGGCGCTACTACATAGAAATCTCGGCTACGGTAAATGCCTCTCAGGGCAGCGACTTTTACCACTCACCGGTTTCGGCCACTAATGTGTTCCTGGCTTTAAATGTACAAAACCAACCGGTACAAAATATACCGTACGGTATAAGCCTTAACCCGAAACCAAATGTGCCAAACGCATTTATCTTTGCCCAGGAAATGGATTTACCCGCAAACACCACGCTTACAGTGGTATTTGGCGCGCCAAATTATTCGCAAAACGCGTATTACATAAACAATAACAACAGTATAGTTACGCTAAAAATTACCAAGAGAGACCCTTCGCAAATCGACTTCTCGCAAGCGTTTGCTGATTTTTCCATCCGTGATTTCCTTACCGAAATCGTGCAGCGCTTTGGGCTTACCATGTACAAGCGCAGGTATGAAAACCATTACGAATTTCTTACCCTGCACGAGCTGCTGGAAACCGGTACCGTGGCAGACTGGAGCAGCAAGTTTGTAAAAAAACTACAGGAAGAGTATGTAACCGGCAATTATGCCCAGCAAAACTGGTTTAGGTATGCGTATAACGACAAAGAGCAGTCGCATAACGATGGCTACCTTACCGTACTGAATGCCAACCTTAACGATAGCACCGATTTATTTAAATCAAGGATATACAGCCCCGAAAAACAAACCGTAACCTACCTGGGGCGCACTACTAACGTGTACAAACTGTGGGATAAAGAAATTAAAGAAAACCCGGCAGAGGGCGAAGCTTCTATTAAATACAAGCCGCTGGATAAGCGCTATTACCTTATGCGTGCCGAGCGAAAAAACACGTCGGTTTTTGTAAAAAGTAACGCTAACCCACAGCAAAACGGCACCTGTACCAGCTACCTTACCGAAGATTATACGGGGCTTCCGTTTAGCCAGATTTTGCAAACCTACTATGCACCGCTGCAACGCATACTGGAAAAAACTATTGTGGTAAGCGCGCAGCTTTGGCTGTCTGAAGCCGATGTGGCCAATTTCGATTTTAAAAAGAAATACTATATAGCCCAGCTGGGAGGCAATTTTGTTATGAATAAGATTACCAACTACGTACCCGGAAAACCCACAACCTGCGAGATGGTACGGGTAGCCTGAGTTACAGCTTGCGCCAATATTTGCCAATACCCTGACCATGAGCAGTAAACAAGAAATTTTATTAAAAGTAAGTGCCGATGCACGGGAAGCTAACGAAAACCTTAAGCAAAGCCAGGCCGCCGTAAAGGAACTGAAAGACCGAATGGCAGAGTTAAAGGACGAAAATAAAAAAAATACCGATGAGTATAAAAACCTTAAAGCCGAATTAAAAGAACAAAAAGAAGCCGTATCAGACTACAAAAAAGAGCTGGATAACCTGGAAGATGCCCACAAAAAAAGCATCAATACTAATAAGGAGTTGGAAAAAACTCTCAATGCCAACGTTAAATCACAGCGGAGTTGCGAATCACAAAACCGGGAACTTGTAAAGCTACGCGATGAGCTGAATACTGCAGACAGTAATTACCTGGATAATCTGGCGAGTATAAGCGCAAAGATAGAAGACAACAATAGAAAAATAGCCGAAGCTAACGAGTTGCAATCAAGCGGTACCCTTACCATGAATGATTACAAAAAGATGGCAACCGAAGCCTTTGATGCCGTAAACGTATTTAACGGTGGCATTAGTGGTTTTGTAAGTCGTGCCGAGGCGGCAGGGGGCGTGGGTAATTTGCTCTCTGATTCGTTTTCGTTAATGAAAACCGGTATAACGGGTGTAGGCAAGGCTATAACGGCTAATCCCCTGGGGATTTTGCTGAGCGTGCTGGGCCCGCTAATACAAAAACTTATGAGTTTTCCGCCCGTAACCCAGGCAGTAGAAAAAGCCTTTGCGGCACTGGGCCCGGTAATAGAATTAGTAAACAAGCCTTTGCAGCTATTGGCAGAAGGTATTGCATTGGTTATAGAAGGCTTTGCTGATTTTGTAGGATCGAGCACCGAGGCAGGCCGCGCCGCACAACAATTGGCTAAAGACAAAGAGGCGCTTAAAAATAGCGAAGAAAAGTTAAGTGCTGCCATGAGCGTTCAGGAAGAACGCAACCTAAAGGCAAAACAAAGCATAGATGAGTTAATGAAGGTGGCTAAAGACCAAACCAAAACAGAACAGGATCGCCTTAAAGCCCTTGACGACGCCCATAAACTAGAAAAGGCAAACCTGCAGGAGCGTAAAAAACTCAGCCAGGACGCATACAATAATGCCGTAACCAGTGCCGCACTGGGCAAAGGCCTCAGCAAAAAAGAGTTAGACCAACTGCAAGCCCAAGGTGCTGCCTATGCTGAGAAAATGATGACGGTAAAAAAGTTTATCCAGGAGGAAATCGACGCCCTTAAAAAGGCTAACATAGATCGCCTGAATATAAGCGGCGAAGAAAAAAAGATACTGGCGTCGTACGAGGCAGACCGGGCTAAAATATCACAAGATGCCGCCGCAAAGCGCAAAGCCGACGAAGAACAGCAAAAACAAGCCGCGGAAGCGCGTAAACAAAGGGCTGCAAAAGCCGCCAGGGATGCCATAGACCTGCAAAAGCTGGAACTGGATATGTATGTGGAAAGCAAAAACGCCAAAGCACATACCATGAAGGAGGAGTTGGAAATAGCCGAGGAGGTGCACCGCCGCAAGCTGAAGATAATAAACGCTGAATTTGCCGCTTCAGATAAATCCGCTAAGGCTAAGGCAGAGCGGGATAAGGCTAAGCAGCAGGAAGACATAAAACTGCTGAAACAAAAGGCCGAAACTACCGCCAGCTATGCCGAAAAGGAACTGAAAGCGTATATATCGGCAAACGAAAAAAGCCTTATTTCCGTTGATAAAATTAATGACGAACTCATAAAAAAAGAGGGCGAGCGCATAGCGGCGCTTGAGGCTAAAGAGCTAGCGTACCTAAAGCAGCGCAGTGATAGCGGACTAATAAATACCGAAGAATACGAAAAAGCCAAAAAAGCTATTACAGATAAATATGATGCCGAACGCGAAAACATACAAAAAACAAAAGACGCTAATGCTAAAGCTGATGACGACGACAAAAAAAAGAAATTAGCCGAGAAAGAAGCGATAGAATTAGAAATTAAACGTGCCAATGCCCAATCAGAATTTGAGTTGCAGCGTATGGATGAAGATGCGCGGCACAAACAGGCTATGGATGACCTTGATACAAGACTGAATCAAAAAAAGCTAACCGAAGAACAGTATAACGCGCTAAAAAAGGCAGAGGAAGAAAAAAATGCCGACAACCTTAAAAAAATAGACCAGGCCGTTTTTGATAATAAGATGTCGCTTACCAGCCAGTCTTTAAGTGCAGTAGCCGAACTTTTGGGTAAAAATACCGCTGCCGGTAAAGCTGCCGCAATAGCACAAACCACCATAGACACCTACCTTGCTGCACAAAAGGCGTATACCTCTCAGCTAATACCCGGCGACCCTACATCGCCCATTCGTGGTGCCATAGTGGCTGCAGCTGCGGTAGCCAGCGGACTGGCTAACGTTAAAAAGATAACCTCAACAAAAACTCCTAAAGCCGAAAAAGGTGCCCTGTTTAGCATAGGTGGAAAACGCCACAGTCAGGGAGGCACGCTGTTTACCGGAGAAGACGGCACCCGCTTTGAAGCCGAACAGGGAGAAATCATTGGGGTAATGAACCGCAATGCGGCACGCCACTTTATGGCGTTTAACAACACGTTTCCGGCAGGGGGCGGTGGCAGCACGGGTGGTAATTACTTTGCGCAGGGCGGCATAGTATCTCGGGAGGTGGCGCAGCAGGCCGTAAACCTTGATGAGCTGGCGGCCAAAATAGCTCAGGCCAACGCCGCCATACCGGCTCCGGTAGTTACCGTGCAGGATATTGTTACCCAAAGCAGCAGCTACGTTAAGGTACGGCAGGCGGCTAATTTTTAAATAAAAAAACTGCCGCTGTAATGGCGGCAGTTTATACTGTTATTTCTTTATCGTCTTTTTTTCGCTACACTCTATAATGCCGTTAAGCTTTGTACCGTTAAAATCCAGTGAAGCAGTATCTACTTTAATGGTCTTTATTTTGTTTTTTCTTACGGCTGCAAGGTTTTTGCCATACAATAAAAACGAAAACGAGTATTTAAAGGAGTTGGCAGAGTGTACCTTAACTTCTACATAAGCATTTACTACAAGTGGCGCACCATTTTGTAACACAAGCGTTACCTTTTCTGGTGCTTTACCTCCTGTTTTAGAAAACATGTTACAGACTAAAGAGTACTCTACTTCATTGTCCCCAGTTTGTTTTAACAAATGACAGCCGGGTTGTATGTAAAGACCGGTATCTAAAGATTGACCGGGCGCATTTATATAATCACAGTAAAAATCTGCAGGCAGTTTAAGCCCGCCTGTTACCTTTAAAGGATACTCATAATCGTTGCCAGAACGGTAGCGGTAATATAATATGTTATTTTCTTTGTCGCGTAAAATTACCCGGGCTACAATCTGGTCTTCAACTTCTTTCTGCTCATCTACATCTATTACCTGAAATACCCTGCCTAGTAACGCCTCTCTTTTAGAACGGCTCTTAAAATCGGCTACCGGCATGTAGTGCTCCTTCATATCACGATCTGTATAAAATTCGCTGAAGTACCCGTAAGTGCCCGAAAATTTATTATCTACAACGGTAACCTCAGTATCTTTTAGCAGGGCCGGGCGGATAAACGGAAAACTTTCCTGTGCCTGTACCAATGACAGCACCATAAGGGTAAAAAGTACATAGATTTTTTTCATGATAATGAATGGATTAGGTAATTGGTTTATGTAATTCTGAAATGGATTAAAAAGTTGGTTTGGTTAAAATGATTTGGTTTTACGGGGCAAATATAATAGATTTTATTAAACCGCAAAGAAAAACACAGATTATTTTCTTAGCTAAAATTTAAATAAACCAAAAAACGCCGCTAAACAAAAAAGCCCCCCGTCATTGCAGCACAGGGAGCTTTTAGCATATAAATGGTGGAAAGAGAAGCGTTTTTGTATGTATCAGCATTTTTGCACAACGCTGCTACGGGTACAAATATAATAGGTTTTTATTTCCAAACAATATTTTGTGAAGAATATTTTCTTATATGGTTAAAAAAATTCTGTCGGGCTGGAAAAACTTCCTCAGTAAAAGCGAAGTAACCGAAGAAACCGCCCGCAACCGGGCTGCCATTTGTACCGCCTGCCCTAACCTAAGGCACGGCAAACTCCTGGCGTTTATTACAGACCGCCTTACCGAAATAGAGGGTACCTACTGCCACCTGTGCAAGTGCCCGCTGAGTGCCAAGGTGCGCAGCAATGATATTTGTCCTGAAAAAAAATGGTAATAATGACCCGCTACCAAAGCATTACCGCCCTGGGCGATACGTTTTTACAACTGATGTCGCAGGGGTTTATCCCCACGCATATACTGGACTGGAAAGTGTACTACGAAGCCTACCTTACCGAAGCCGAAATCCTGAAAAAACAACACGGCCGAACCAAAAAAACCCGCGCAGCCGGTAACGTAGCCGATACCTATAAAATTAGCGAACGCTGTATGTTTAGCATTATAGCGTTTATGGAGGGGAGGTAGTTTCTTTGGTTGCAGGTTTCAGGTTTAAAGTTTAAAGTTTAAGGTTTAAAGTTTAAGGTTGCTTACTCTGACCTGAAAACTGAGACTGAAAACTGAGACTAAAACTTAAACTATTCACTCCCTCCATTCCGAAGGAATACTTTGCGAACTTTATCAAGAAGAAAAACTTTGTGAATCTCTGCGCTTGCTTTGAGAATCTTTGGGCTATAACCCTTTTAAACTTCGTGAAAAACTTGGTGCGCTTTGTGGTAAAAAATTACAACCTAAGATGGCTTCGTTCCTCGCCATGACAGTTGCAAGGGGACACTGAAAACGGAGACTATCCGCTCTCCATTCCGAAGGAATGCTTTGCGAACTTTACCACGAAGAAAAACTTTGTGAATCTCTGCGCTTGCTCTGTGTATCTCTGTGTTACTAATCAACCGAGTAAGCAACTTTAAACAAAAAACTAATGAGATGGCTTCGTTCCTCGCCATGACATGCGCATCGGGAGACTGAAAACTGAGACTGAAAACTGAAAACTAAAGATAAAAAACCTCCCCATCCAGAAACAGCGCCGGGTTTCCATCGTGGTAGCCGCTGCTCCATTTTGTGGCGGTAACATTTGTTTTTAGCGCGGTGGCGTTCCATGTTTCAAAATCCAGAAACAGCAGCGTACTACCCTGGCCATTAACCGGGGTAAGCTGTTGCAGGTAAATCCCGTTATCTGAAATATGCAGCCAGTCGGCGAAGGTAGCGCGCTCCAGCTGCGGCACATCGGGGAATGCTTTTAAGAAAATCGTTTCGCTTTCGGTACCCGGCACCCCGCCCGCCCATCGGCTGGAAAGGCTTACCCCGTTACCGTTAAAAAACACACCCCACTCGTTTAGCGCCGGCAGGTGACTAAGGTCTACCACAGGCTTAGGCGTTTCTTTTTTCTTTTTAAACCACGAAAACATACTATTTCAGTTTTTTTTGATTTCAGATTTCAGATGGAATCCGGAATACAAATTTAGTAAAAGTTGCCCGGGTTTTGTTGGCAGTTTTCAGGTCGGAAGTCCGAGGTCGGAGGTCGGAGGTCCGATGTCCGATGTCCGATGATGGGTACGAGTAAGCATTTCCCCTCCTCCGGAGGGGTGCCCGCAGGGCGGGGTGGGTTTTCAGTCGCAGTGGCACGCCTGAGTAAACCTTAAACAAAAAAACTAATGAGATGGCCGCGCTCCGTACATCCGCTCGCCATGACGAAACGGTTTATGGTTTGCGGTTTGCTGCGCCAGTTCGGCTTACGCCTCGTGCAAAGTTGCTTACCCATACCTGAAAACTGCAACTGAGACTGACCACTCGCCCATTCCGAAGGAATGCTTTGTGAACTTTATCAAGAGAAAAAAAACTTTGGGAATCTCTGTGCTTACTCTGTGTATCTCTGTGTATCTCTGTGTTACTAATCAACGGAGTGAGCAACCTTGCACGAGGCGTAAGCCGAACTGGCGTAGCAAACTTTAAACCTTAAACAAAAAATAAAAACCAAAAAATAAAAAAACATGACAGACATTGTACGCATACTCCATTCCGTGGCCGATGCCCACGCACTGGAATACCATTATGGAAAAAAAGCAGCCCTTAACCTGCTCGACGGCACTGCCGCACAAGACACCGGCAAGGTGTACCTGCTTCACGAATTTACCAACCGCAAAAGCCGGTACAACAGCAGCGGCACCCGTATAGAAAATACCCTGTACGAAGGGAAATTCTTTTTGGTAAAGCACGCCGACTACACCCTGCCTTTTTATGCCGAAACAGGTAACCCTACCGAAACCGGAAAATATGCCACAGGCATAGCACCGCTGCTACAGCTTTTTGCCCTGCTGGGTAACGACCTTGCCTGCCACGGGCTTACGGTAACCCAGTGGGAAAACATAGACGTAACCGATGCGCTCGATGCCAATATGGATGGGCTGCTGTGCTCTTACACCATAACCGTACCCCAAGCCTATGGAAACTAACGTACAGGAAATTTTCAGGGCCGAGATGGAACAGTTACGGCAGGAAGTTATAGCCCAGTACCGCAGCAGTGGCAGGGCAGCATCTGGCCGCTGGGCCGAAACGGTACAGGTACAGCAACTGCCAAACGGTTTTACGCTTGTAGCCGATGGTTACATAAACGGGCGCGGCCCCGGCAAGGCGCCAACCAGCGCAGCCATAGAACAATGGATTACCCAAAAAGGCATAGCAGCCCGGCTGGGTAAAGAAATTTCGGTAAGCAGCCTGGCGTTTCTCATTGCCCGAAAAATAGCACGTATGGGTTGGCACCCCGCCGCAGGGCAGGAAGACTTTATAGCCCGTGTGGTAACCCCGGCGCGCATTCAGCAAATAATGGATAAGGTGGCACCGGTGTATCTTGATACTTTGGCCCAACAATTTTTTGATTCCCTAAAAACAGACCTTATATGATACAGTTTACACAAATGCAATCCGATACCGCCCTGCGCATGGCGTATAACAATGATGTGCTGGGCTTTTACAGCACTACCATAACCGCACCTGCCTATGCCGAGGTTACCTTGGGCACGCTGCAACCCATACGCCTGTACCCCAGCCCCGGCGGCACGTTTTACTGCAATCTTTCGCCTTATGTAACGGCACTTATCAATACAAAAAACTTTGCCGATACCACGGTAACCGACCTGAGCGTGGCAGACCACCAGTCGTTTGTGTACCCGGCATCAGATGGGCGGCTGCTTACCGCCACCCTTACCATAAACATAGTGCCGGCCACATCGGGCAACAACACCCCTGTAATTACAGATACCGTAACCAAAAACCTGGTGTGGCTGGCGGCAGTGCAGCAGCATACCGATTACCGCCCGGTTAGCGTAACCGATTTTCAGGTGCTTACCCCTGCCCTGCCCCATGCGGCTAACCAATGGTACGTAAAGTACTGGGAAGGCTACCCGTTTGACGTGTGCCTGTACAACACCACGCCTGCCCTTACGCTTAAAAACACGGCCAACCTGCAGCAGGAATCTTTTACCATGAACGGGGCGTGCAGCAGGCTGTTTATTTCAGACGGACGGACGGATGTTACCCTGGAGGATTTTATAGCGCTGGTACCGGGGAGCAATCCGCTGCTTGTTTCGCGCCAGGATGATGCCGATGTGTATACCCTTACCGTAGACAAGGCGCCGCACTGCTCAGGCGTGTACCTTAAATGGCTAAACAACCAAGGTGGGTACAGCTACTGGCTTTTTGAAAACACCTATGCCACAGACCGCAGCGTAAAAGACCTGGGCGAACTGGACGCTGATTCCAGCAACCTTGCCGATAGCTTTGGGCGCACTACGCAAATAGGCCGCAAGTCTCAAGACACGCTAAAGCTGGTAGCCGAACTGCTTACCCCACCGCAGCGAAACATAGTGCAAAACCTGCTGGAAAGCCCTAAGGTATACCTGTTTACCGGCACACCATTTGGCCGCAGCAACTACCACAACTGGGTAGAGGTTTCGGTAAAAACCAATTCGGCGCGTATAAAAAACCCTCGCCAGGAGCTTACTAACCTTGCCATAGACATAGAACTGCCCGAACGCTATACGATGAGTTTGTAGTTTTAGTTTTTTGTTTCAGGTTTAAAGTTTAAGGTTTGCTTCGCCAGTTCGGCGTACGCCTCGTGTCAGGTTGCTTACTCATGCGGTGAGGTCGGAAGTCCGAGGTCCGGAGTCGGATGAAGGTACACGAGTTAGCATTCGCCTCCCTCGGAGGGGTGGCTGAAAGCCGGGGTGGGAAATGTAGTTTGCAGTTGGGGGTTGGAGTTCTTGGTTGTACTAGAAGAACAGTATTATTTCTTCCACGTAACTAATACATCGCCCAGGCCTGTAAACGAAAAATAATCTAAAAAATCATCTATAATAATATTGGGCGGTGGTGCGGCGGCGGTTAAATGCGACTTAATTCCTTCGGAAAACGGAACGTAAATTCGGGCATGTGACTCAGCGTCCAGATACATATAATGGGTATCCCTAAACCTGTTGTTAAACAGGGCACTACCCGGAAGATAAACCGGTACGGTAAGCGTGAAATTTCCGCTGGCAGCATATTTTTCTTTTTTATTTCGCTCAACATTAACCTTGTAAGCCAGTGTAAGAGCCGATTTTTTGGTAAAAGCCACCTTTATGTTGTATACGCCCAGGGTATCTTTTGCGGTAGCAGTATACGTATAGGTTTTACCTATAGCAAAATCATTAGGTGGGTAAATGGTATCGTTACCGCAAGCATATCCCTTTAAAAGATTTCGGGTTAAAAAATCATTATAGGTCTTTTTTCGGTCTACTGAAAGCACACGATCCACTTTGAGTAAAAACTGGCTCGGCGTATAGTACCCATATTCAAAAATGTTTCCGTAGAACAACGTAGCTTTAACCTTTATAAAGGCATCGGCATGGTAGCATTTAACTCCCTGATTACTCTGTTTGGCAAGACGTAAAACATTATCCATCTGGTTATCATCTTTAAAGACAACGAGAGCGTGTAGCGCATCAATTTTACCATAGTTATACCGCTTATCCTGAAAAACATATTCCCTTCCATAATCATGATAATACCCTTCAAATGTATCGGTTACATATAGCACAGCAATCCTGTTTTGGTTCTTAACGTAAAAATCCCAAACATTTTGCCCTTTTAAATCTTTTACTTCGGTAATGGTTATAGAGGTGTACGGAAGCAGGTCATAAAACACTTTTTGATTATCTTTTATACCCATTACTACAACGCTATGCGTTTCAGATTCGCCCTGAGTTTTTACTACGGAAGTTTTAACCAGGTTAGCATCCACGCCTTTAAAAACCACCTTGCGTAAAGGCAAAATACTATCGTTTCGCATCTCGTAAAAGAAGTACGTGCCATTATTGTCCTTTTTAAAAAAGCCCTCGCATGTATCCGTATCCTGCGCATGGAGCATTACACCAAAAACAAACAAAAACAAGGCATAAAAGAATTTCATCCGCGAGTTGGTTTAGGAGAGTACTAATATAACGAATTTTTTTGGGGGAATATTTTAAGGGTTGCAACAACCCACCCCGCCCTGTGGGCACCCCTCCGAGGGAGGGGAAACCACTCCGGCGCCACACTCCGCGCTCTTTCTTCATTCCGAAGGAATGCTCCGTGAACTCTCAAAGCAATGTAAAAATAAAACCTCTGAGAGTCTCTGCGCTTGCTCTGTGTATCTCTGTGTTAATAAACCTTTTAAAACTTCGTGAAAAAACTTGGTGCGCTTTGTGGTGAAATAGATGGCCGCGCTCCGTGCCTCCGCCCGCCATGAAAGGCGTGATTGGGGAGGAATACTACATTCCGAAGGAATGCTCTGTGAGCTTTATCAAAAGAAAAAAACTTCGAGAATCTCTGGGCTTACTCTGTGTATCTCTGTGTTACTTAACATCTGAGTAGAAAACCTGAAAGTTTACTGCACAACTCCCTTCAGTACTTTGCCCCGAAACCCGCCGTAACTTTGCAAAAGAATTTCAGTACTGAAGAAGATTTGAGTATTAAGTATCAAGAATTAAGTATTAAGATTTTGTAGGTATGAGTAGGCCAACTTTAAACCTTAAACTTCAAACCAAACCAAAAAATGACCGGAAACATCTACATCTCGGGCCAGATAGGCACTTTTGACGGTACACCCGGCGTAACCCTGGCCGATGTGGTAGCCCAGGTAAAAAAACAACCCACCGCCACTGCCTTTAACGTACACATAAACAGCGAAGGCGGGCTGGTAGACGTAGGGTTCGACATTTACCACTACCTGCGTGCCCTGCGCAAGCCGCTTACCACCATAGGCAGCGGCATAGTAGCCAGCATAGCCACGGTGATTTTTATGGCTGGCAGCAAACGACAACTGCGCGAAAACACCCCGTTTATGATTCACCTGCCCTGGGGAGGCAGCATGGGCACCGCCGACGAAATAGAGCAGTTTGCCGCCCAGCTACGGCAGGTAGAACAAAAAATGGTAGGCTTTTATACCAAAGCCCTCAGCGTACAAAAGGAAGCCATACTGCCCCTGCTGAAAAACGAAACCTGGCTCAGCGCGGCACAGCTCAGCGCACTGGGGTTTACCACCTCAACCCAACCCATAAAGGCGGTAGCCAAAGCATATTTGAATACTAATAAACCCATGAGAGGAACTTTTAGCGAAAAAGACAGGCACTGGATGGAGAGCCTGTTTACCAGGGTACTGGGCAAGTTTAACCAGCCCCAAATTTTTAACAAGCTGGTACAGGATGCCACCGGTGCCGAAATTGATTTTACAGACCTTGCCGATGCCGATGTGGTAGAAATAGGTGCCACCGCCACCGTAGACGGCGCTCCTGCCGAGGGCGAATACCTGCTGCCCGATGGTACTACCTACGTGTTTACCGCAGGCGAACTTACCGAGATTATAGAACCCGAGGCAGACCCCGCAGCGGCTCCGGCAGCGGCATCGTTAAGGGCGCAAAACAAAGCCCTGAAACGCCAGCTTGCGCAAATTAAAACCGAGGTAATGGCGCTAAAACGCCAGGTAGGCAGCCGCTACAGCATAGACGGCCAACGGGCTACCGTACGTAAGCCGGCACAGGCCGACCGCGCTACAGGCATCCGCGAATATTTGCAGTCAAAAAAAAGTAAGTAATGCCCCTTATTCAACGTAGAAACGACCAGGAATTTACGCTTAACCCCCGCGAAATAGATGCGGTAAGCGAAGTAATTTTTGAACGTGTATTTAACAATTCGGATATTGCCGAGTTTCACGAAATAGAAACCGGTATAGATACCGATACGCAAATTGCCTTTGCAAACAAACTGGGGCTATTGGGTAAAAAAGCATCGGGTTGTGGCCCTACTCCTACCGATACTACCTTTAACCTAACCGAGAAATTCTGGACGCCGGTGCTGGAGGAATTCCGCCTTACGCACTGCCAGGGGCAAATGGAATCGCTTATGAAGGTGTTCCGCAAGGCCAAGCGCATTAACCCCGACTTTTTCGACCTTGTGGGCAGCCAGGAACTGGGCGTAATCATAGCTGTGGTAGAGGAAGCGCTTAAGGAAAACATTCATACCAAAGTGTGGTTTGATGTAGCGGGCGTTACCGCACAAACTGCCAACGCCAACCACCTGTATAACGTGCCCGATATTGCCGTACTGAACTCGTTTGACGGTTTGTTTAAACAAATTTTTACCGAAGTAGGTACCACCGCGTCTAACCGTGTGGCTATTTCGGCAAACAGCCAGTCGACTTACGCTACGCAGGCATTGGCTCCGGATGCGGCACTGGATATTTTGGAAAAAATGGTAACCAAAGCCGACGACAGGTTGCTATCTGCAGACGATGCCTTTATACTGGTTACCCGCTCTATAGCCGAAAACTACCGCGCTACCCTACGCGAAAAAAACCTTGGGTCGGGTTACCTGGAAGTGGTAGAAGAAGGCAGGCCAAAGCTGTATTTTGATGGTATTGAAATCAAGGTGCGCTACGACTGGGACCGCTTTATTAAGGACTACCAAAACGATGGCACCAAGTACTACCTGCCCCACCGTGCCGTGTTTACCACCAAGAGCAACATTCCGGTAGGTACACTAAATGCCGAAGACCTTGCCAAGCTCGATGTGTTTTACGACCGCGTAAACAAACAGAATATTATAGACGCCGCCTATACCCTTGATGCCAAACACCTGGAACCGTACATGACGGTGGCGGCGTATTAATTTTAGTTTAAAGTTTCAGGTTTAAAGTTTGCTGCGCCAGTTCGGCTTACGCCTCGTGCAAAGTTGCTTACTCGGGTGTGGTACTCTGTAAACTGAGACTGAGACAGGAAACCGCTATTCTACATTCCGCAGGAATGCTTTGTGAACTCTAAAGGCAGTGCGCTTTGTGAAGCCCTTAGCGCACTTTGTGGTAAAAAACCTTTGAGAATCTCTGCGTTTGCTTTGTGTAGTTCTGTGTTACTAAACAACTGAGTAAGCACTGAGGCATGGGACTGCGACTGAAAACTGCAACTAAAAAAGATGGCCGCGCTCCGTACCTCCGCTCGCCATGACAGGCGCAAGGAAAAACTGGGATTGGAAATTGCGACTAACCCCTCTGCGTGCTTCCCCATTCCGCAGGAATGCTTTGTGAGCTTTATCAAGAGAAAAAACCTTTGAGAATATCTGGGCTTTCTCTGTGCTCCTTTGGGTTACTAAATAACTGAGTAAGCACTGAAAACTGCGACTGAAAACCAAGACTGAGTGAGCATTCCCCTCCCTCGGAGGGGTGGCTGAAAGCCGGGGTGGGAAATACACCTTGTAGTTCAGTTTTACAGATACCCACCCCGCCCTGCGGGCACCCCTCCGCAGGAGGGGAAACCACTCAATTCCTTCATCGGACCTCCGACATCGGACTTCCGACTTCCGACCAAAAAAAGATTTGACTTTTTTAAACAAAAACAACAAATGTCTGATTGCACAAGCACACTATTACACGATATCAACTTTGATTGCGTAAACAGCCCCATCGGCGGCATTGAGCAAAACATCCTCATAATCAAGAAAAAAGACATAACCGGTGCCACTTACAGCACTACTAACCCGCTGGTGGTAACCGCACTACAATTGGCCACAGGCGCATCGGTATGCAGGCTGCAAGGCATAAAGCAGGCTAACGGCAAGGCGTGGGAACTCGTTAAAAAAGAAAACGCGCCAGACAAGTACAAGCACACCTTTAGCGGCGTGATTTTTAACCCCGGCGCGGCTAACAAACAAAGTGCCGCCACACTGGCACAGGGCGACAAGTACGTTATTGTGGTAGAGCAAATGTGGAAAGGTACCGGTAGTGCAGACGCGTTTGAAATCCTGGGGCTGGCATCGGGCTTAGAAATGAGCACCATGACGAACAGCAGCAAGGAAAACGACAACATGATTATGTTTGAAATGGCCAGCGTAGACGGTTTTGAAGAGCCTACGCCACCACGAAACCTGCTCCTTACCACGGGCTACAGTGCTACAAAAGAGTACTTTGATACCAAGCTTGATACCGAAGAGTCGGCAGGCTAAAACAAATATCCAAACCTACATGGATTTTAAAAACATGGATATCGCCACCCTTACCCGCGGAGTTTCGGGTAAGGGCGAGCGGTACCTTGAGGTGTTCCTCAGGGCGTATACCGCTATTTTCCCGGGGCCGCTAAACCCGCAGTGCCCACGGTGCTTAAACCAATATTTGCAGCAGTACAAAAACTATATTACAACCATGGAAACCACCTGCAGGTACCGCTTACACGAATGCTACGAAAACATTCCGCTACAGGAAGGATCTGATATACTTATAAACAACCAAAACCTTACCGATGCCTACGCCCTTATTTTGCTGAACCAGCCTAACGGCGTTCGGTATTTTGCCCAAATGCCCCAGCCCGGCAACGCCCCGGTGGCCGATAATACTAACCCCCCAGCCGATGTGCCACACCCCGCACATGTAAATGAAGATACGCAGTTGCTGGGCGAATCAGAAGATTTAGAACCAAACCAGCCCTAACCATGAAAACGCTTTTTGTAGAGGTTTGGAAACGCCTTACCCCCTGGAGCAAAAGTGCCGATGTATATGCTAATGATGTAGACAACGCCTACCCTGAGCGTATGGACCGGCTTATAAACAACAGCGTTACCGCAAAGAGCGCCGCTGCCATAATGGTACAGTACCTGCTGGGCAAAGGCTTTGGCCCCGAGGCCGATAACAGCATAGTAAACGCATCTAAAAAGCTGCGCCTTATAGACTTTGCCGATGACCTTGCCGAAGACATTGTAAAACAGCGCGGTGCGTTTATACACATTAACTACAACGCCCTGTACCAAATAGCCGATGTAAGCATACTGCCTTACGAATGGTGCCGGGTGGGCAAAAAAGACAGTACAGATTATGCCGGAAAGATAGCCGTATGCAAAGAATGGTTTAACCCAAAACGCAGCGGTATAACGCTTATAGACGTGTACAACCCCCGCAAAGCGGTAATCGACGCACAGGTAGAAGCGGCAGGCGGCTGGGAACACTACAAAGGCCAGGTACTGTTTATAAACATGGATACCAAGCTGATTTATCCACTAAGCCGCATAGACTCGGTTGCCGAAGACTGCGACAGCGAGGCACAGGCGGGTATTTATAAAAACAGGTTGCTGCGCCGTGGCTTTTTTGGCAATACGCTGGTGGTAACGCGTCCGCTTATAAGCGGCGGGCTGGAACCCGCAAGCACCGCCTACCGGGAAGCCGAGAACGAACGCGAGGCATTTCAGAAAGCGATTAAAGACAGCCTTGGCGCCGATAATACCGGCGGGGTGCTGTGCCTGGAAATGGATTTTGCCGGAGAAAAACTGGAAGACGCCATTTTAATAAAACAGATAGAAAGCAAAATAGACGACGAGCTGTTTAACTATACCGAAAGCAGCGTACGCGAAAACATACTGGTGGCGTTTAACAACCTGCCATCGGGCTTGGTAAAAACGAATGACAGTGCCCTGTTTGGCAACAGTGGCGAGGCCATACGCGAAATGAAACGTACCTACTGGGAAAACACCTCTAAAGAGCGTGCCCTGCTTACGGCTACCCTAAACCGCATTTTGACACAAATGCCCGATTACAAAAACCTGATTGTACAACCGATAAAACTGATAGACGATGGAGTACCAGCCCCTGATAACCCGTGAGGACATAGCCCGCTACAAGCAGCTCTCTAAATCGGCCTACGACGACAAGCTGAAGGAACAGATACTGGATGCCCAGCTGCTGGACCTGCAACCGCTCATTGGCGAAAGCCTGTACAAAAAAATTACTGAAAATCCGCAAGGCAATGCCTCCCTGCTGGATTACGGCACCTATACGCATGATGGCATAGAGTATATTAACTACGGGCTAAAAATGGTGCTTGCGTACTTTGCCTATGCGCGTTATGTGTACTTCGGGTCATACATAGATACCACGTTTAGCATGGTAGAAAAGCTTAACGACAACAGCCGCCCGGCTGATGCCTTGGCCAAAAAAAACATTTATGCCCAAAATCGGGAAGCAGCCATGCAGCTTTGGGGCAATGTAAAAAATTACCTTACACGCACTGCCCACCCCGATTACAAGCCATGTGGGCACCGCGCCCCGGGCAAAGGATTTCATATTAAAAAACTGGGCTAATGCACGTAATACGCACCGTAAACAGTAAACGGTTTTCTTTAAACGGCATAGAATACCTTAAAAACTATATAACCCATGTTTCGGGTAACCAGCTCGAAATTTTTAACTGCTATGACCGCGCCGATGTGCCGCTGCCACTAACGCACTACAACCAGTTTATGGTAAATGGTTCGGTATACAACTCGGCAGCGCAATTACAATCAGCCCTTGCCGATGTGCTGTATGTGCGCACTACCCTGGGCGCAGTAGCGGCAGACATAAACCAGGATAATATAGACCTGGTGCGCAGGCTTACCATTAGTGCATTTAGCATGGCTAACGTACTGAATGCTATAAATAACGGACCCGCATTTACCGTAAACGAAAAGCAGAGTGTGTGGTTTGCCATTAGCGTGATTCCAAGTAGTAGAAGAGGTACAAAAAGCATCTATAAATACAAGATGACCGGGCTGGGCAAAGGCGATTACGGCGCACCAAACGGAAATAATAGTCCGATACCCCTTACCGCGGCTAACCTGGAACTGGTGTATTACAGCGTGCTGGACAGCGATCTTATTTACCAGGCACCCTCTACCATAAACATTAACCTGGGCACTATAAACCTGCCGCTCATTTCATCGGTAATTAACCAGCGTCCTTTAAATTCCCCGCTGAGTTTCGACTCGATTACCGAACGCTTTACCGTGCTGGAAGCTACATATAACGGGGCGTTGCAGCGCAAGCTTTGGGTGGGCGGCACGGGTAAGTATGGCCAAGGTGCACAGCAAGTTACCGAAGATGACCTTGAAGTGATACCGGAGCCTGTTTCAACACCCTCTGTACCCACCTATACCTAGGTGTTAAATGCAGGTCCGCTTAGTAATGCGTATGCCATACATTATGGCAGCCTGAACCAAAACACAACCGGTTACGGAACCGACATTAAATACAGTAATCCTGATGGAAACAGCATTATTGTGGAGTTTGAAGATCCGGTGGCAACGGTGAAGCGTATTGTCCCCACAGGTGCGGCAGACGACTATTTTGCCCTGCGCAGCGAAGTAAATAAGCCTGTAAAACAGATTAATGACGATGACCCGAATGTAGTAAACGGCGTTTATGCCCTTACAGCGGAAGACACTAATTGCTGGCTGTCTTTTAACAATACCATTGCCCTAACGGTGCACATTCCGGAAGAGGTGTTTTCAGCCGGTACCCTTATAGAGGGCGACGCCAGCGGAACAGCGCAGGTCAGCTTTACGGCGGAACCAAATGTAACGTTGCAGCAGCCAACCGGAGAGCTGGCCCGCACTGCCGGGCAATACAGTGTGTTTGGCATTAAGTTTAGAAGTGAATCAGAGGCATTATTATTTGGACGACTGGAATTGATATAGATATGGGAGTAACGGCTATTAAATACGCATCGGTAAAGCCTTTTAGTGCTTTTATTTCCGATTGGGATACTACACTTATCAGTACAGGGAGTAGCGCATCAAACCAAGTAACGCTTCCATTATACGAAGGCGGCATATATGATTTTGCGGTTTCATGGGGAGACGGTACCTCATCCCGGATACGCTCGTTTAACGCACCCGATGTTACCCATACCTACGCTGCAGGTGGTGTGTATCGTATTACCATAAAAGGCATTATTAACGGATTCAGGTTTAATTATGCCGGCGACAGGCTGAAGATTAAATCGGTTACCCAATGGGGGTGTTTCAGGCCCGGCAACCTGGGGTATGTTTTTTATGGTTGCAGTAATCTTAACCTTGCCACAGTTACAGACGTGCCGAATTTAAAAGGTGTTACTACCCTGGCATATATGTTTGCACAATGCAGCAGCATCAGCCGCATTAACCGTATAGAGGAGTGGGATATCTCTGAAGTTACTGATTTAAGTTCGCTCTTTTGGCAGGTAGCACAATTTAATCAGTCGCTTAACAACTGGGATACCTCAAAGGTTACCGATATGAGTTTTACGTTTCAGGAGGCGACCGCGTTTAACCAACCCCTGAACAACTGGGATGTGAGTTCGTGTACGTCATTATACCAAACCTTTTACGGATGCAGTGCCTTTAACCAAAACATCGACAACTGGAATGTGAGTAACGTAAAAAATATGCGGGGTACATTTTTTAACGCCTCGTCTTACAACCAACCGCTAAATAACTGGAATATGTCGGCCGCAAGTATATTAACAGCAATGTTTCAGAGTGCTGTAGCGTTTAACCAGCCATTAAACAACTGGAACACGGCTCAAACAACACGCATAGACGGTATGTTTCAGTCCGCTACAGCCTTTAACCAAAACATAAGCAGCTGGAATATCACAAACGTTATCGCGCTGGATAACTTTATGATAGGGAAATCCGCTACAAATTTTACCAAACAAAATTACGACGCGCTGTTAAACAGCTGGGCTTCTCAAAATGTAAAAACCGGGCTTAAACCGCACTTCGGGTCCATTAAATATACCGCTTCAGGTCAGGCTGCCCGAAATTCTTTAATCCAGAATAAGGGCTGGACTTTTACCGATGGAGGCATTACAACCTAAAGAATATTTGCCTAAAATACTCGCATTGTGAAAACATTTCAATACCTGGCAGGCTCGTTACTCTCGTTTTTAGTACCGCTGCACGGGCTGCTTATAGCCGTAGGATGCGCCGTTGCGCTGGATACCTTTACCGGCATTTTTAAATCGGTTAAACTGCGCGGGTGGAGATCCGTACAGAGCCGTAAACTGTCTGACGTTGCAGCTAAGGTACTGCTATATAATACGGCAGTGCTATCCGTGTATGTTATGGATCATTTTCTGCTGTCGGCATTTTTTAAGAACTGGTTCTCTGCCGATTATTTTTTCACCAAAATAATTTCACTGGCGCTGGTGGTTATAGAACTTACCTCCGTAAAGGAAAACTTTGAAGCCGCCTACAAAAAAGACCTGTGGAAGTTACTTAAAAGCATTGTGAGCCGTACCCGCGAAATCAGCTCTGATATTTCTGATTTAACGCACTAACTATGCAACCTTCAGAATTTGTAAAAAAATACCTGCCGCATGCCAAAGCTACCGAAGCTAAAACCGGCATCAGCGCCGTAGCAATATTAGCCCAAGCCGCACTGGAAAGCGGCTGGGGCGAAGCCGCTCCTGGAAACGCGTTTTTCGGGGTGAAAGATACCGACGGTGTAAACGGAAACGAGCAGCTGCTTACCACTACAGAGTACAGCCGCCGTGCCGACCTAAAATTCCCCGTAATAATAAGCGTAACGCCTATTGTGCGAAACGGGGTTAAAATGTTTCGCTATAAGGTAAAAGACTATTTCAGGAAATATAGTACCGCCGAGGAGTGCTTTACAGACCACGCGCAGTTTTTCCTGAAAAACAAACGCTACACCGAAGCACTGAGCGTAAAACACAACCCCGTATTGTTTGCACGTGCCATAGCCCAAGCAGGGTATGCTACGGCTCCCGATTATGCCAAAGTACTCACCGGAGTTATTAACACCATAGAAAAACTGGTATGAAAACACGCACCAAAAACATTATTATAGCAGCGCTGGTAGTGGCGCTGCTTTTTAGTACCGCAACGTGTACTACTATAAAAAGTACCGCCTATGAAAACGAACGGGCATTAACCGACACCCTTCGCTACTATACCAATGCGCTGGAAGTACAAACCGCAAGCATCCGAACCTTACAGGCCGACAAAGCCCAATTAAAACAGTTGGTATTAAAAAAAGACAAGGCCCTCGCCACACTGGCAAAAGGTTTTAGCAAGGTACATTCGGTTACAAAGTATAAAACGGTTACGGTAGTAGATACCATAAACGTCCGCTACACCGACACGGTTCCTTGCACATTTCATCGCGAGGGGGTTGTAAAAAATGCGTGGTATGGGTTTAAATACAGGTCAGATCAAAACGGTATTAGCATAGACAGCCTTACCCTACCCAATACCGCCGTTGTAATAACAGGAACCAAACGCAAATGGTTTTTGGGCAAAGAAACCCTGGTTACAGAAGTTACCAATACCAACCCCTACCTGCGGACCACCCAACTTACCGCTGCCGAGATACCCCAACCCTTACCGGTATATAAAAAGTGGTATGTATGGCTGGCGGTGGGTGTTGCCGGAGGCTTTGTTTTGGCAAAATAATAACGTTCTACCGGAAAAGTGAGAAAAACAAAAACAATACAATAAGCGCCAGCACTATATATGCCCTAAAAGTATACAATCGGCTGTTTCGGGTATTGTTACGCTGCCATAAGCCTTTACGGCTGTGCTTTACAGAAAGCAGCAGCGTAAGGAAAAATATAATTACTAACAGGGTGAGCAGCTTGTATATCATTAGGGCAAAAGTACACAAAAACAACGGTTGCAAAACCATTCGGCAGACTGTAGGTAAACATTTGCTTTTCAGTAGAAAAACTGCGTACTTGTACCTGCAAAAACCTAACGCACAGCAATGA